TATTGATCCGAAAAGGTATGGCTTGCTAAAAGGGTCTATAACAGATTACGCAAAAGACTACAGCACCAAGAATGCCAACCGAGCAAGCGCAGATATATGGACCGGAATTAGGGAAACAATAAAAAACAATTCAGATTTGTTTGGAACCAAGTTCAAAGGATCTGCAATAACCGGAGATTCCAAGTCGTATATAGATCATTTTAATGATTTGATTAAGGACAAGGCTGAGTTTATGAAAATCTCTGTACCGGAGATGAAATCAAGACTTGGTAGAGGTGACGCTAATTTGCTTTCGTTACTACTCGCAACCCCGATAGGGGCGGCGATTTATGCGGAGTATCAGAACGGTTTGGAGAGTGATTAAGTCTCATGTATTCACAAAATCCACGCACACGTTCAGCGTCACGTTCAGTGGCTTTTTTGCCATTGACAGTGTCACCTTTGTATACCCACAACGTTGTGATGTTATTTTTCATGCATTTCAATAATAGTCGTTTTGATGGGCGTTGTTTTGCCTGATTTGTTAGCCAATGAACCTATTAACAATTTGGGGCGAAAATGACCGCAGCCTGGACACGCAAGGAAGGTAAGAACCCCGCTGGTGGCTTGAACGCCAAAGGCAGAGCGTCTTACAAAGCCGAAACAGGTGGAACCCTGAAAGCTCCGGTCAAGTCCGGCGACAATCCCCGCCGAGCCTCGTTCCTCGCTAGAATGGGCGGGATGCCTGGGCCGATGGTGGAACCCGACGGCGATCCGACGAGGCTGGCTCTGGCTCTTAGGGCATGGGGAGCATCGAGCAAAAGCGATGCGAAGAGCAAAGCCGCGGCGATTAGTGCGAGGAATGCACCAAAACGGTGATAGAGTAAGCATCCACTAACTTGTGGGAAAGAGTGAATAAGCGCGATGGCTATCGGTAGGAAAACAGGTGGAGGCTCTCGGCAAGGTGTGCCGAACAAGACAACGGTTGATGTCAGGGAAGCCATTGCTCTGATTGCCCAGAGGAACGTAGTCAATTTTGAGAACTGGCTGAACCAAGTTGCGTCGGAGGATCCCGGCAAGGCGGCAGAGCTTTACCTGAAAGCTATCGAATACCACATCCCTAAACTGGCCCGAACCGAGCAGACAGGGCCAAACGGCGGCGCAATCCACCATACCTTCGAATGGCTGGGTTCCACGTGAAACACCTGATCCCCTACCGCCCCCGCCAAGCCTTTAAACCGTTCCACGAGCGAACGGCGAGGTGGTCGTGCCTGGTGGCGCACCGCAGGGCTGGAAAGACTGTGGCGGCGATTTGTGATCTTCTCAGGGCTGCGCTGATGGGCAAGGGCGAGATGACAAGCTACGCCTACGTCGCTCCGTTCAGGAGCCAGGCTAAGTCGGTGGCTTGGGACTATCTCAAGCATTTCGCTAGCACCACCGCGGCTGGCATCAACGAGTCAGAGCTGACGGTCGAGCTGGTCAATGGCGCGAAGATCCGGCTGTTCGGGGCTGACAATAGCGATGCCATCCGCGGGCTGGGTTTCGATGGGATGTACTGCGACGAGTACGGAGATTTCAAGCCCAGCGTCTGGGGATCTGTCCTGCGCCCGACTCTATCGAGTTCCATGGGCTGGGCCGTGTTCGGAGGAACGCCGAAAGGGAAGAACCAGTTCCACGATATCTACAAGGTCGCTCAGTCAACGCCGGATTGGTTCCTGCTGCGCCTGCCAGCAAGCGAGTCAGGTTTGCTACCAAAGGTTGAGTTAGACGCGGCGCGGCAGCAGCTCTCAAAGGATCAGTATGACGCCGAGTACGAGTGCAGCTTCGATGCAGCCCTCCTGGGAGCGTTCTACGGCACCGAGATGCGTGAAGCTAGGGTGGGCGATGTCGAGTACCAGCCAGAGCATTTGGTGTTCAGCGCATGGGATCTGGGCTATCGGGACGATACGGCGATCTGGTTTTACCAGACAATCCGCAAAGAGATCCACGTGCTGGATTACTACGCGGTCAGCGGCGCGAGCATTGAAGAGATTGCCCAGGTGGTCACCGATAAGGGCTATCGGTATGAAAGGCATTACTTGCCGCACGATGCCAGGGCAAAGACCCTCGCTAGCGGGGGCAAGTCAATCATCGAGCAGCTCGGCAAGTTCCTCGGACCCAAGCTCGCGATCGTGCCTGACTTGAGCGTTCAAGACGGCATCCAGGCGGTCAGGATGTTGCTACCGCGGGTGTGGTTCAACAGCCGCTGCGACGAGGGCATCGAGGCGCTCAGGCAGTACCAGCGGGAGTACGACGAGGACAAGAAAGCCTTCCGGCAGACACCGAGACACGATTGGACAAGCCATCCTGCTGACGCTTTTCGGATGCTTGCTGTAGCATACCGATCAGAAATGATGGAAGAGCTTGCGCCAAAGGGTAAGACATTGCAAACGATCACGATGGACGAACTCTGGGCGCATAATGAAGATAGACGGGAGATGAGAATATGAGTATGCCAGTTGCCGAGGTTGGATCTTACAAACGCCTGACAGCCACAAGCGCGGTATGCGCGGGTGCCTGTCAACTGCTGGGTTTCTACGTTTCCTCAACAAATGCGGGAACGGTGGTGCTGACAGATGGATCAACAGCGATGTCTGGGACGATTACTCCGGCGATCGGGTTTCATCCCTTTCGCGCTACGGTAGGCACAAGCCTGACAGCTACCATTGCCGGGACTGCGCTTGATGTGACGTTCTTTTACGCCAGCGGTAACTAATGTACGCCGACACCGAAGCCTACGATCCTGAGTCGCCGGGGCCGTACTGGCACGATCAACTGGAGAACGCCCAGAAGGTATTCGATCAATGGGAGACTCGTGCCAGGCGTGTCGTGAAACGATACCGGGACGAGCGCGACGCAATTGAATATCCGAGGATGAAGTTCAATATCCTGTGGAGCAACATTCAGGTGCTGTTTCCGAGTCTCTACGGGCGCCAGGCGAAGCCGGAAGTGTCAAGGCGGTACATGGATGCCGATCCTGTTGGACGGCTTGCCAGCACGATGCTCGAGCGTGTGATTGAGTTTGAGACGCAGCAATTCCCTGACTACGACTCGGCAATGAGAGGGGTTGTTGAGGACAGACTGCTGCCTGGGCGCGGGACGGCGTGGATTCGGTACGCGCCGACGATCACCAACACAACCCAATACGCTCCGACTGACACGGGTGAAGAAGGTCAGATCACGAACAGCGAGGAGCCGAGCGAGCGAGTTGATGCGGCGCATAGTCCGATCGACTACGTCTATTGGGCTGACTTCCTGCACTCCCCAGCAAGGACTTGGGACGAGGTCTGGTGGGTCGGTAGGTGGGTTTACATGACCCGCGAGGAGGGTGAGGAACGGTTCGGGGACATCTTCAAGAACGTGCCGATGAACTCCCAAGACACCGACAAGGACAGCAAGCAATCGGTGCAAGGTCGCGCAAGCTACGACAAGAAAGCCAAGGTCTGCGAGATCTGGAACAAGCGAACAGGAAAGGTTTGCTGGGTTGCCCAAGGCTATCCGACAGCGCTGGACGAGCGCGATGATCCGCTGCAACTGGACGAGTTCTTCCCTTGTCCGAAACCCCTGCTGGCAACCACCACCAACGGCTCGATGATCCCTGTTCCTGACTATTGCGAGTACGAGGATCAGGCACAAGAACTGGACAACCTCACGCAGCGGATCTATCTGCTGGTTAAGGCCACCAAAGCAGTCGGCGTGTTCAACGCCGAGTTCAAGGAATTGGGAAGGTTGTTCAGCGAGGGCGTGGATAACAAGCTGTTCCCCGTTACCGCGTGGGCTGCGATGTCGGAGAAGAACGGGCTCAAAGGCGCAATCGATATGCTGGACATATCGACGGTGATCCAAGCCGTGAATCAACTCTACGCGGCGCGAGAGGCTACAAAGCAGTCAATCTACGAGATTATGGGCATCTCAGACATCCTGCGCGGCAGCAGCAAAGCCGCGGAAACTTTGGGAGCACAGCAACTCAAGGCTAACTTCGGGAGCCTGCGACTAAGGGCAAGCCAGGGCGATGTGGCGCGGTTTGCCACAGATCTGTTTCGGCTAAAGGCACAAATCGTCTGCAAGTTTTACCCGCCGGAGTTAATCGTTGAGATGTCAGGCGTGATGAATACGCCGGACGGTCAAGATCCGCAGCTTTTGCAAGCAGCACTCCAAATGCTGGCAAACGGAACTATCCGCGACTTTCACATCAGCGTGGAATCCGACTCCCTGGCACAAATCGATGACCAGGCTGAAAAGGCGGCGGCATCTGAGGCGATCGGGGCTATCGGCGGGTTCCTGGCGCAGGCGATCCCTATGGTAGGTGGAGCACCAGAAACCTTGCCAATGGCATCCGAGATGCTGCTGTTCCTCGTGCGGAGGTTTCGCGCAGGGCGAGGGCTGGAGTCTGCCATCGAACGCGCAATGAAGGCTCTGGAGGCAAAAGCGCAAGCCGCGGCACAGCAACCCCAACAGAACCCAGAGATGATGAAGGTGCAGGCTCAACAGCAGTTGGAGCAGGCCAAACTCCAAGCCGCGGCGCAAAGCGATCAGATGCGGGTGCAGGCAGACCAGCAAGCAGCTCAGATGAAGGCACAACTGGACGCGCAGATGCACCAGAACAAAATCCAGGCTGATATGCAACTGGAGCAGATGAAGGCTCAGATTGCCGAGCAGCAGATGCAGCACGAGATGGCGATGGAGCAACAGAAGATGGCGGCGCAGGAGCAGTACGATCGCTGGAAGGCTGAACTTGAGGCCGCAACGAAAGTCACCGTGGCGCGGATCAGTGCTAACCCCGGCGTGGACATCCCGCTGGTGGAAGCTGCAACTGCAAGTGCTGAACGCTTAACGCAAGAGCTAGGCGCTCAAACAATGCAGAACATGAACGTGATGAATGAAAACATGGCGCAGTTGCATGGCGAGGCAATGGACAAAATGGGTGGAATCATGCAAGCCTTGACAGCAAAAAAGAGGATCATTCGCGGTCCCGACGGCAAGGTTGTAGGCGTTGAAATTGTTCAATGAGCGCAGGCTGGGACGTATCGCAATGGGACGATGCAACGTGGGATCAGTCCCTGTTGACGATTGGCGGGCATTTTGGGTACGACGAAAAGAAGCGCGGCAAACTATGGGATGCAGAGCAAAAGAATGAACGGCAGAGAAAACGCAAGCTCCGCGCCGAGTTGTTCGGCCTGCCGCCGGAGATACGGGAAACGATAACAACAGCCCCGGCTGCAACAATAGCCAAGGCCGCGGTCACGCAGATTGACTTTGAAGTATTGCTGCATCAAGTGCAAGTGTTGAAAAGACGGGTTGAAATTGAACAGGACGAGCAAGACATAGAAATGTTGCTGCTATGAGAAAACGATGGGTTTACAGTGATGGAAAACTTGTCGCCGAGTATCACGGCGCCGAATGTGTGTTCTATGCTGGCGATGCTGTATGCAAGTCGGCAGAAATCATGCCTGATATGGCTGAATTCAAGTCTATAGATGGTGCAGTCATTTCAGGACGCGCTGCGTGGCGCGAACATCTGAAAAGAACAGACTGCGTCGAGATGGGCCATTCGGACATGAAAACATCTCAAGAAAACTGGGCAAAACGCAAGGCAGCACATAATGACAGGCTGAAAGGCCAGCTTGCGGTCAGTCAGCAATTTGATCAACCGAGCGAGATACGGGAATTCAAGCGCAGCAACCTGAACGTGGAAATGGCAAACAGACTGCATGGCAGACCGCCACCTGGACGCATCGAAATGCTCAAAATGACGATTGAACAAATGAAGAGGTCAAAACGTGGATGAGATTGTAGAAGTACCCGAGGCTCCGGTTGAAGCGCCTGTTGCGCCGGTTGAAGCTCCTGCCGAGTTACAAAGCCGCGCTGACACTATTCGTGAGGCAATGAAGTCACCAACCAATCGGGGAAAACACGCTGTCCACCAGCCGCGAGAGGGCGGCAAGTTTGCCGGTGCGCCTCAGTTCCCGACTCCTGAACCTCGTCCTGCAATGCCCAAGAGCCTGCGGATGGAGTTGCAACCGCATTGGGAGAAAGCACCGCACGAGCTCTTGTCTGCGGTCAACCAGCGCGAAGCAGATTACGAGAAAGGCATTGCTCAATACAAGACACGCGATGCCGAAGCAAAATCAATTACCGATCTCTTTGAGCCTTACCAATGGATGCTTCGCAACGAGGGGGCAACCCCCCAAACTGCAATAGCACCACTCCTACAAACCGCAGCAATTCTTCGCACCGGCTCCCCGATGCAGAAGGCGCAGTCCGTAGCACAAGTCATGCAGCAGTTTGGAATTCCTCTGGAACACATACAACAGTTGTTCAGCGGAGAAGCACCGCAGCAGGACAATCAATACAACCAGCTTGCACAACAAGTGCAGCAGTTGACGCAACACATTTCCAATTCCCAACATCAGCAAAATCAGCAAAACAATGCAAGAGTCCACGGAGAAATTGCAAAGTTTGCGGGCAACCCTGCTTTCACGCATTTCGAGGCCTTGCAGCCAAAGATGATCACCTTGCTGGAGAACCCTGGAATACTAGGGGACATCAGCAATCTGAGCGATGGCGAAAAACTGAAAGTTGCATACGATGTTGCGTTGCGACTTGATGACACGATTCCAAAATTTGCTCAACAGCAAAATGTCGTGCAGCAAGTGCAAAAATCAAAAGCAGC